TCTCTAAGAAATACTTGCGGCATAAAGCAAAGTATTCCTTATGAGAACCAAAAATGGAGCTAGACACTACAATCCTTATGGGTTGTATTGCATCATTGCTCTTGTTTTTGTGGGTGCTTGTGGAGCTAATCAGAGAAAGGACCAAAAGGAAATCCCAGGAGGTAGAGGTAAAAATACTATGGAAACTGTTGAACCTTTCCAAGAACAAGGAAAAGCTGCTGAATGGTATTTTGAAACGCTCCGAGATGACGAAGACCTTGCCAACAATATTAGAAGAAAGAGAGACAGTATTGGAAACTCAACCAGTGCCTCTGAAGGCTCCGGAGAAGAACCAAGAGCAACAACTCCAGGAGAAGGAGCAGACTCTTCCACCAAACCTACAGACAACGAAAGTAGAAGTCAAGGTCCAGGAACAGAGTCTGTCATCAAGCCCTCAGAACAGCCTACATCCTCAACCCAAATCAGTCAAGTTACACCCCTCCTACCATCAACCACAGTGCCACTCCCAACAGCACCCACAAAGCCAGAACAGGCAATGGCTGCTTCTCGAGAGGATGAAAGACAAGAACAAGGAGAGGCAAACAGCAGTCCTGCTGGCAAACCTCAAGGACTTCAAAACAGCAACAGACAAGCAGAACCATCAAGCACCACTGGAAGAAAACTCCTTTCTATAAATGAAAGTGAAACTGTTACAAGAAGTTCATCAGCACTAGGCTTCTCCGCAGAATTGGTGAATGCTCTAAGTTCAGTAGGAAAAGGGATGATGGTTGACATAAGAACTGGGATGAGTGCTTTTAAACTAGGTATGGCTTTTCAAGAGAAGAAAACCTGGACTGAGCGGAAAGTGAGGGATCTCTTGGGTAGTTTGTTTACCACTGCAATAAAAGCCCCGACAAAGGCTCAAGAAAAGAGAGAAGTGAGGGATGTTATTGAGACATCAGGTGGAGGAGACACTGATTTCAAAGTGCTACGCTTGAGGACTGGCAAAGGTGACAGCGATGATGCTTTGTATAGTGTGTCAAATATATACTTTCCCATGTTCTCCAGGCAGTATGAGATCAACATTGATGATTTTGACACAGTTCTTCAGCCTGTGCATAAAGGCAACTTTTCTGCCCATGGAGCCTATGTGTTTTGTCAAACAGAAGCTGACCCAGCTTATATGGAGCAAGGCATTTTTGGAAATTGGTCCACACACCATTGCTGGCTTGGAGATAAATGTAATGGCCCAGCGCAAGAGATAGAGATACAAGACCTTAATTTTGAAAACATTAAGGTAGTGAGCAGCTCAGATATGCCTGTGTTGATAATCGACTACTTAACAGCACAACTTGGTTATAACTACAATGACCTGAGGATGCATGTCACTTGGGGAGACTGCCTGCTACTACTTCCTTTCAACCCAGTTGCATGTTTCTCACCTATCAGAGGTTCAACTCTGTATCCAGTAGAGCATTTTGTGATAGAAAAGAAGTGGATCCTACCAAACAGCTCATTGACTCTTTGTGGCGTGAAGAGACAGAGTCAGACATCTATGAAAGGAGTCTGGACAGTGGAGAAGAAACTTGTGAAAATCAACTTTGGCTCTGAGAATCCTAGACATGGAAGGAAGCTGCTCTCAATAGGGGAAAGGAAGAGGAAAGACTGGTGCGTTTCAGGGGGTATGCTGTCTAAACACTACAGATACAGGCTTAGCACTGACAACTACTCTATACCAGGACCCTATGTTGGATTCTGCAATGAATCAAAAATTACCAATCTGCCCCTTGGTCCAGAGCAGGGCTGCTATAGTGTGGGAAAGATGCAAGTTCACTACCAATGCACGCCAAGATCTTCGGCCTTCCAAGCTAAACCGCAGTGTAACATCACCTCAACTGAACACTGTGGAAAAGACAGGATCTGTATAAATGTGAGACTAAACGGCCAGGGTCATATATCCTACAGTACTGAGTCAGGTGAAAAAGGAGTTGAGTTTTGCAGTCCAGAATGTGGTTTCAGTATACGAAAGGAGATGTTCAATGATGTTGTGTTGACTTGCCCTAGCGGAAAGCAGCACAGACTGACAATCAATGCTGTAGACTTTGACTGTCCTATGAAAGACTGGCTGGGAGAAAAGAGCTTGTACATCTGCAGAATGACACACAGGCCAAAGCTATTCTATACAGTGCTACTATGGAGCTTCTTCGGATACATCGCAACCAGGATGCTGATAGGTTGCTTATGGCGTACCCTACTCTTTCTGTGTAAACTAACAAGTTGCTTGAAAGGCAAACTCGACAGGGGAAGAGGCTACTGTGAATGCTGCAAGGAATGGGTTAATTCTAGTGAAGAGTGGCAGAGACATGACCTTTGTTTAGTAAACAAATGCCCTTACTGCATTAAGCGGGTGTCTAGCCAGGACTTGAAAAAGCATGTAAGTAAGGACTGCCTTGAAAGGGAAAAAGTGCTGGAAAATGATAAGACTGTACTTCTTGCAAGACGGACTCCAAGATTCATATTGAAAATTTCAGCTTTTCTTAATGAGTGCTCTGTCAGTGCTTCACGGCTTTCTTGGAGCATCACTCTTCTGGTACTGATTCTGCTTCTGATAAGGCCAGTAACCAGCTTCAAAACAGTGGATCCTGTTAAAGGTATTTGGGAGGATGAAATGCTTGAGGTTGAGTACTGTGACAAAAGCTGCATACAGCTAGATGATGGTTGTGTCTGTGAAGTGCAAGAGCAGAAGAGGGATGCATTCTCAATGCGGAAACCACTCTCCCTTCACAGTGATCAGGACAAGAGAGCCTATGCAAAGGAACTAACAAAGACAAGGAAAATAATGAAATCGATTGATGTGGAAGCACCTTGGGGAACAATTCATGTTCCAGAAGCTTACTCACCCCCTAGAAGTATGAAGCACATTTCTTTGTCTTGGGAGAGCAACCAACATGTAGGTGATAAGATTATAGTAAGTGGTAAGTCAACTTCAGTAATGAAACTAGAGCCAAAGTCAAGCATAAGCTGGTTGATGACTGATGTTGATGCAGCTGAAGAGAAAATCTTGACAGTGTCCTTACTTGATTACACTCAAGTTTATGCGTCAAGGCTAGAATACATCTCTGGTGATCGAAAGGTCTCACTCTGGTCAAAAGGGTCTTGCACAGGGAACTGTCCATCTAAATGTGGATGTAATAGAAAAACTTGTCAAACACAAGAATGGTACCATGTGAGGAATTGGAGATGCAACCCATCCTGGTGCTGGGGAGTGGGAACTGGCTGCAATTGCTGTGCAGCTGATGTGACTGAGCTGTATGACAACTGGCTAGTGAGTGTTTGGAACACAGAACACCAACGAACACCGGTAATTGCTTGTGTGGAGTTTGATCATGAAAACAGAGTATGTGAAGCAATTGAAGCTGGTGTAGAGATGAACTTAGGACCTGTCACTGTATCATTTTCAGACCCATTCGGTGAGGAGAAGAAATTGGCAAATAGAATTGCCTTATTCCATAAAATCCCTGGGACAACCAGCCACATTGACTTACTGCACAACTATGGTGTCACTAGTGCAAGAGAAATGTGTTCTGTGCAAAGCTGCACACATGGTAGTGCAGGGGACTACCAAATATTCAGTCCCGACGTGCTGGTCATGGATGATGTCACAAGTACAAACTTCTTCAAGAAGTACAAAAATACATCGTCTATTTGGATGGCATGGGAAGGTGTTTCCATGTCCTACTACTGCAATCCTGGAGACTGGTCAACTTGCGTAGGGCAGAATCTTGTAGAGAGAAATGCAGAAGCTTTTCAAAACATCTATAATTTGGAATCTAACTACAGCTCAAGCTTCTTTTTTCACTCCACTAGGGTACGAGGATTGGAGGACACACTTTCCCTAGACTTAAAAGGTAGGCCTTTGAGCTCCGGTGGAGACCTTAATGTATTTGTGACCGTACAAGGGCTTGAGTTACACAGTAAAAAAGTTGTACTAGAAGGATTAAGGATTAAGCTAACAGATTGCACTGGATGTTATGCCTGCACAGAAGGAGGAACATGCTCTCTTAGCTTAAGCATCAAAGAGCCACAGGAGTTCACTCTACATTTAGTTTCTGAGACAAAGGGTGTTGTGATTCCTGATACCAGTTTTATTGTCAAAGCTGATGCAGACACAACATCCAAAATTCGCATTTTCTCAGTACTAAAAGACACTGAGATATGTGTAAGTCTCCTAGAGTCTAATCTTTGCACCAGCTGTTCTAAAGAGCAGACTAGATCTTGTGTAAAAGCTGCACTTGAGCCACCAGAGGCCATTGTCCTGGAGCATAGAGGGACACTATTTGCCAAAAGCAACCAGACTTGTGGAGCATCGGCTCTAAGCTGCTGGGCAAGCTCAGTGTCTGGCTTTGGCAAAGGTCTGAGTTCTTTGTTTACTGGCATCTTTGGGTCTGTGCTAAAGGGGCTCCTAGCAACTATTGTACCTGGAGTTATCATCTTTCTCCTTGTCATGTATGGCAACAGACTGAGCTTTGTCCTAAGCCTATGCAAGAGAGGCAGGGCAATTGTGAAACGGCCTACAGGGCACCAGAAACTAAATGACTTCAGCAGCATCCTGAATGATGAAACCCTTTCAGAAAAGGAGAAGGAGTTTATGAAGCTGATTTCAGGCAAAGTCAAATAAACTGTAGCTGAAAGATTGCCTTGTAACCCAATGTATTGTTGTCTATATATATATGTGTGTGTATGTGTGACTATAAGTATATGTATAGCCTTGTATATCCAAATCTAGCATAACCAGCACAGTTCACTTCACAAAATTCTCTGCACCCATATAGACCGGTTCCTTACTCAATAACCCCATAACCAAAAACACAGACCCACTGGCAAGGCACGAACAACAGTAAGGTATTCATAGCAAACAGAAAGACAGGGAAAAAGGGAGAGGGGGGGGGGGGG